AATTGCTACGTCTTGTTGAAGATCATCCACAGTAGTGTCAGTATTGGAATCAGCAACATCAGAATCAAAATGAGCTTTACTATCATAAACTTGTCCTGTCCTTTTATTTTTTATGGTTTCTACAACCTTAGCTTTGTAAACAGGTACTTTTTTTCCGTTTATGATTTCATAATTTTTATCGTCTTCCGCCATGATTAGCCCGCCCTTGTTTATTATAAGGTTTATAATCTCTTTTTTCTGACTTTGAAAGTCTTTTCTTATGACGACCAGGACGCTTCCTAGGTTTTGGTCTTGGTACGTAATGAATAAATTTTTGCCTAGCCATTTTCTTGAGATCTGTCTATTAGTGCATAACTTATTACACCTGTAATTGCATTTGACGTATCACTTTCCATAAGCAAAGTATCACCTGCTTCAAGATTAATCGTGTTAGATGCAAGGTTTACAAAACTTTTATTCAATTGTGCATGAGCAACTATTCTTGCAGTCCCTCCATTTTTTAGAACTAAAAGATCTACATCAGCATTTGATGCTGACTTATGAACTGCTTGTACACTTTTAACGATACCAACTGCAGAAGTAGATATAGTTAACACAGTTGTTGATGTGTTTGTGCTCAATAAATATGTTTCATTTTTATATTGTATTGTCATGACATAAAATAATTAAAGGTATCTTGTTCGTTTTTCAAGTCCTGTTGAAATGATGTATTTAATTGTGTTTTAACTGTATCAAGAGATTGCACAATTTGTCTTTGGTTCTCCTCTTCATATTGTTGTTTAGGTTCTGGTATGTAAACAGTAATTTTAGCCATGTAAAGCTGCCCCTCTATCAGAGGAAGAAAAACCACCGCCTGTGCTTTTTGAACCACCAGTGTTTGCTGTTGCTCCTCCTCCGCCACCACCCATGGCTTGATCTCTTGCAGTTACTTGTGATGACGGTCTTTGCGCCATTTGTTTTTGTATACCTCTTGCTTGAGCCATGTTTGCTACTGCTGCTGCGTTTCTTGCATCAATACCACCATAGCTTTTTGCATCAAAGTAATCTGCTAAAGTTTTAGATCTAGCAAAATCTGTTTGTCTTATTCTATCATTTATTCCAGACAGACCCGACAATACTAAACCACCAATACCAATAGGATTTAAACCTAATCCCATTTTGGAAGAAAGTTTATTCATTATTAAATTTTTACCAAGGTCTTTCATTGTTCCCATACTTGATGCTACATTATTTATAATACCTGTTAAACCACTATTGTCATTAGCTTGTGCTGGCATTTGACTCATCACAAAGTCTCTATATGTTGCAAAGTCTGGGTACGTTGCTTGTAAAGCTCTGTTTGTGCTGTATTCTTGGAATAATGCTTCCTCGTTCATTATCTCATACCATCTTGTTGTACATCTGCTCTAAATGTTCCAAATCTCCAATTGTCATTTAAAGCTGAGTTTTCAATTTTTATATTAGCTAATCTACCTCTTACTCTTGTATCTATTTTTGATGTTGTAGAATTTACTACAAAAGAAACAGTTGTTGTATTACCTGCAATAGGAAAGTCTTTAGTGCCCATTGTTATTGATACACTGCCTGTCAGATTTTTGAAGTCAGGTAAAAATCTTCTAATATTTAATAAGAATTGTCCATCACCTTCAACAGGTAAATCAAAGTCTCCTGATTGAACAAAACAGCTAATAGCATCTTCTGTACCATTTAAATTAATTTTATTTACACCTGTCTCGTGTGCAAAATATGTTGAGGCACCAAAAGAATTAGTAACTCCTTGAATAGTAGGAAAACCTGGAGTTGCGTTAGGATCATATTCAGTTGCATAAGGATTAGCATAAGTAACCGAATCTGCATAAGTTGTTCTTGCTAATGACATGGTAGACCAAACGTTTTCTACATAATTGTAAACAACAGATCTATCTATTTGAAGAGATGGTCCGGTGGTCGGTGTCCCTTTTGGATAAAACCATATTATCTCATTATATAAAGAATTATGGGCACCAAAAACAATTTGGTTTGATGCATAATTAATTCCAATGTTGTCTCCGTCAGTCGTGAATACAAAATCTTCTACCAACGATGGTAATAGTTTTACTGTACCATCAAACACAAAGAAACCACCTGAATTACCCATCCAAAAAACTTTACCATCTGCATAGACCGCAGCATGTGGACCAATACATCCACAGTTTGTACCAACCTGTCTTATAGAAAAAGTAAATGGAGGACCAACAAACTGCATTGTGTAAGCAGCTTGATCAGTCAAGATTAACACATAGTCTTTACCATTTACAGCAGTTACGATTGTGTTTCCGGTGTCCAGTCTAAATGTTCCTGCAGTATTTGTTGAAGTAGGATTGTAGTCATTAAAATTTTCTTGGTCACTAAATCTAATAAACATAGGATCTTGAGTTGTATCATCTCCGACTGTAGTTTCAGTTCCGAAATGTATAAAGTGTCTATCTCTATCAGATACGATTGTAGAAATACTTTTTGTCGGAGCACTAGCCATAATGACTGCTCTATTATTTAGTGGATTACTTACACGTGGATCCCAAGTAAATGTTTCACCATTTCTTATCGTTGCAGTAAGAATAGCTCCAAAATTATCTAAAGACCAGTTACCTGGGTCTAGAATTACTGATGACGTTGTTGTTTGTTGTCCCCAACCAATATAATTTGATACTTCTGTTACAGTTGAACCATCACTATGTGCTGCAGTAGATGTTCCTAATTGTCCTCTTTGAATACCTGTTAAATTACTTCCTGTTACACCTGCGTATGTAATTAATTCTGCATCCACCAAAATGGTTCCACCAGTTGCAGAAAAACCTGTCGTGCTTGCAAGCGTAATGTTTGTTCCAACACCTCCAGTACCAAAGTTATCATTCAATAATGCTCCATTTAATGTTGACGTTTGTGCGCCTGATACAACTCCACCAAAAGTTCCTGTACCCCAACCATAACCATATGTTTGAATAGTTGGTCCTATCTCAACATAAGCATTTATTGATGCTGAACCTGCAGCTGTCATACCAGTTCCTGTCTCGTTTGATGCCATGGTAATTGTAAATGTATCTGCTGCTGCTGTTATAACCTCAAAAGTTTGATCGGTAAAATTTGCAACTGTAAAACTTGTTGCACCACCACCAGGCAAAGTCACTGATGTAAATGTAAAATAATCTCCAGCAACTAATCCGTGTGCAGTTTTATTTACTGTCACTGTTGGCTGTCCATTTGTTGATGTAAAAGTTGCACCTGTTAATGCTGTATCTAAAGGTGTTATGTCATAAAAAGCATCTTCATAATAAATTAATAAAACTTTTGATGTTCCAATGGCTGCGTATTTTCTTCCTTCTAAATCTGTCCATGTGTGTTGTGCTCTTGCTGGACCTGCAATTGTTTGTCCACCTATGGCTGCAAAACCACCAATTTTTTCTGGTTGTGCATATCTAAATCTAACAAAATCACCATCTATCCATCTTCCTTCAGCTCCTGATGGTGTATCTGTTTTGTCAAAACCTGGTAATAATTTTACATTTGTAAGAGGCATACGGTATTTTACACCATGTTAAAGCTTCTTCCAAGTCGTTGGGGATGGCATGTTATGCTCGGATTTAATACCTTTTCTCATAGTCAAAACCACATCTCCTGATATAGATATACGTGGATTTTCTTTTTCATTCATTCCTGTTTCATGAAAAAGCATTGATGGAAACACAACTACATTACCAGTCTTTGCAGGATATTCTGCTTTTGCAAAATTTACCTCATCCCATTTTTTAAAATAAGGTTCTCTTTTAGGTATGTTTAGTCCTACTTTATGAGCTTCATCATCAATAAAAAATAAATTGCCTTGATCCTCTGCCTCAACGTAATACACAAAACTAAAGTGACTTGTCATGTGTCTATGATAGGCAATAAACTGATCCTTGTTTGAATAAGTTGCCCAAGATTTTGTAATGTATAATTCAAATAATTCTAAGTCGTAGTGTTGTCCATGAAGAGCTGCTATAATCACTTGAGTAATTTCTTTAAACAAATTATCAAATCTTTCGTCTAAATGAAGATTGTCATCAATAGATTGTAAATCCTTTGCTTTTATGTCCGTTGTCCGTGCATACTGAGAGTTTGTTGCAGTAACATCTTTTTTAAGTATGGGTAAAATTTCTTTGTTTATTTCTTTATAATTTTGAATTTGAGATATATAAATAGGATATCCAAACCACTTAGATATGTTGGTCATTGAATATGTATACTACAATATACGGATAAATCTATAAACAATTTCTCCATCACCACCCACAGCACCATTTGTATTACCACTATTAGTCTGAGCAGCTCCACCGCCCCCACCTGAACCTCTTGTTCCTGGTGTTCCATTTGTACCAGATCCACTTGAAGATCCTCCAGCACCTCCAGATACTCCTCCATCATAAGAATCTGCTCCAGAAAAACCGTTGATTCTACAGTTGTCTCCACCGCAATTACCAGATCCCGACAAACTTCCTGTTGCACCATTTCCACTATCATTAAATGTTCCTGCTGGTCCTGATGTGTTTGTGTTTACATTTTTCGTAACACCATCTGAATCTCTAAAGTTTCCTGTGCTTACACTTGATGATACTGTAGCTGATCCAGGTGTACCAGCAGTGTTCGTTCTTAATGGACCTTGTACACCTCCACCTGTACCTGAAGAACCACCACCTCCTCCTAATGTAAATAGAGATCCTGCGCTTGATCCTGACAAAGTTGTATTAGTTCCTGCAGAAGCTATTTTAGGTTGTCCAAAATTAGAAGTTTGGTTTCCTCCTGCTCCTCCCGATCCAATAGAATATGTCAATGTCTCACCTTCCGTTACAGAAAATATTTTATCTGAAACATATGCACCTGAACCTCCGCCAGCTCCTGCTGATTCTCCACCTGCTTTATCATAACTTACCCCACCCGCAGCACCTCCACCACCACCAACTGCAGCTTGAATGTGTATGGCGTTTGCATTATCAGGAACTGTAAATGTTCCTGAACCAGATGACAAAGTTACAAAAGATGTTGCTTCAAATGCACTAAAAATTAATTTATAAGTTCCACTGACGTTTGCATAAGCTTCATTTACTTCTTGATAAGTTCCGCTTACATTAACAAAAATTTGTGTTGCTTGTTGAAAAGCAGAGGAGTTTCTAACATAAGTCTCAGCCATTTAAACTCCTATGAATATACGAACCAAAGGTCTCCGTCAGATCCTCCTGCTGGAGTA